TATTGTTGAACCTATTGATGTTGCTTCTAATGGCTCAACAAACATAGCACTAAGTCCTAGTGATACACAATTCTTTGTCCAACATTCATTAACATATCCAGCGTTAAACTTTACACGTTTACCTATTTCTAAATCTTTAATACCTAAGTGTTTTTCATAATGCTGCGATACTTCGTCATATGCTTGTGTTTCATTAATAAAATTATCACTGAATACATAGCCATTTCCGTATCTATCTTGTGTAGGAATTCTCCAACACCAGCCGCTGCTTAATGCAGTTGCTTCTGTGTACGATGGTATATCTTCAGTCCTAGCAGTAGGAAACGCAATAGCACTATTCATAGGAAGTTGATGTCCACAGTCTATCCATTTCTGACCTAGTTTGCTTGATATAACTCTATTAAATCCACTACAGTCAATAAAGAAATCACTGGCATGTTTTGTTCCAGCTTCGTCAATCAACTCTTTAACATTGCCTGTTTCATCTAAAATTACATCTTCAATATCAACATCTAATACTTCGATTCCTCTTTCTACACATAACCGTGTAAAGAATTCATTTAACTTGTTCGTATCAAAATGATATTGAGCAAAGCTATCATGGAAAGGCTCAGCATGTAAACTACTAGCAGTCCTTTTCCAAACAGTATCATTAGGATCCCAGTCTTCTGCAATCATTCTCATCCATTGAACAGGTGCTTCATTAAGTGGATCTAGAGCTGCAAACTGTTCTGTTAAACTGTGGAAATAATGTTTTCCGTCTCCTTGCCAATTAGTAAACTTAATACCAATTTTAAATGTTGCTCCGCATTCTCTAACAATCGTTGGGACATCAACATCAATGTGGTGCATAAATCTTGCCCAGTGTTCTGTACTACCTTCACCAACACCAATAATACCAATTTTGCTTGATCTTAAAAGTTTTAATTTTAATAGAGGGTGAGATTTTCTAAGTGTTAGTGCTGCAACTAAGCCACTTGTTCCGCCACCTAATACTGTTAGAGATTGTATCATAACGAGTAAGTTGTCCTTCCCTTCAATGTTTCTACTGCTTCTCTGCATTTCATCCAGTCTTTACCTGGACTTTGTGGTAGCATAGATAACTGTGCTATATCTTCTGCACGATATTTACTGTAACGCTCGTTATATATTTTTTGAATACTAGGGATATCAAACATACGCAACCCGTGCATAACTTGTATCCAGTTCAAATGATCGTAAATTCTAAAACTTCCATGCGCTCCATCTTCGGGCAATAATATTTGATTTACAAATTGTTTTTTAAAATTTTCTAAGTTTTCTTTGTTGAAATCTGTATATTTTATTTCATTTTTACACCATCTCCAAAACTTTGAATCTTCTCTTTGTGTAAAATAATGCAACTGAATAAAATCTAATACATTGCTTAAACAGTCATCAAATATTCTATTGTACTCGTTAATAGTTGCTTCGTCTCCAGGCTGCCATGTTGCTAATGCAGCAACTAATGCTCTTGATTGTTGTATCGTAGCTGAAATACTACTTGCTTCTAATGGCTCTACAAAGTTACTGCTAAGTCCAATGCTTACACAATTCTTAATCCAAAACTTGTCAACTTTACCTGAAACAAAATTAATTTTTCTACCTATATTAATTGTATCTGAAAATAACGATTGTATTTCTGCTGTAGCTTCGTCTTCAGAAATAAATTGATCACTAAACACATAACCGTTACCAAAGCGTTCTTGTACAGGACTGCGCCAATGCCATCCAGCACTTAATGCTTTAGAAAGTGTGTAAGGTGGTATATCTTCTTTACGTGGTGTTTGAAAAGCAATAGCACTGTTCATAGGCAAAAACTCTGACCAGTCTACCCACTTAGCACCTAATTTACTTGCAATAACTCTTTTGAATCCGCTGCTATCAATAAAAAAGTCTGCGTTGTGTGTTCGTCTTTCTACATCAATTACAGATTCTACAAAGCCATGTCCATTAATAATAACGTCTTCGACTTCTGTAGTTATAACGTTAATACCTGCTTCAACACATCTTTTTTCTAAAAATGCATTTAGTTTTTCGCTATCAAAATGAAATTGATAGTAGTCTTCAAATGGCGGACTTACATATCCTTGCATAGGTAAATCCCAATGCAAAGATTCAGAGTCAACACCTTCTGAAATTAATCTCATCATTGTATGTGCATCGCCTGTGTATGCATCTGTATAGATATACGGCTCTGGTAAACTGTGATAATAACTGGTTTTGTCACCGTGCCAATCTTCAAACTTAATACCAATTTTAATAGTTGCACCACATTCTCTTGCAAGATCAGTCATTGTAATACCTACCGCATCAGCGAATCTTCTCCAATGTTCAGTACTACCTTCACCAACACCAATTGTACCAATCTTGTCAGATTTAATAAGTGTGATATCTAAATTGTCAATAGACTTCTTGTGATAAAGTGCAGACATTAGTCCGGCATTACCGCCACCTAATACTAATAAACTTTTTATCATACCCCTTTTTCCTTATTATGTACTTCTATATTTGCAACAGAGTCTGTTGCAAGATTGTAATTAATTGCGCCTGTGGGCATTACGTTAAAACTAATAACATATCTATCTTCGTTTCCAAAATGCGGTGTTGAACTATGATACAGCCAACTAGGAAATAATATTAATTTGCCAGGAACTGCTTCTACAAAATGATGTGGAGCATATTCGTGTCTTAATACTTCTAGTTGTGCTTCAGTTCTATGTTTAACTGGATCTTCGAATACTGTAGGACTTCCATCAGTTACATAATACACAGCACTGAAAAAACTCATCGAGTGCCTGTGATAATGTAATCTCATTCCGTCTTTTGGTAATGCTCTATTAAACCAACTGCTAGTAATTGCAAATCCTTCGCAATCATATTTTTGATTAATTCTAACTTCTTCAATACATTTATTAATCCAAGAAAACAAAGGGTGTAATTCTTCTTTGTCGTGTAGGTTTCTCATCGAACTTATTGTTTCGCTAGACTTAACAGTATCTGCGTATTTTTCAAGTTCGGGGATTAATTTTTTATTGTCGATCTCGGTATTATAAAATTCAAACAGATCTGTTGGAAAAGTCGGAATTATTTTCATTAAAACTCAACCCAACCTGTTAAAAGATATTTTTCGCCACTTAATGGCGGATTGCCTCTGTGAGTATGTGTGTAACCTGCAGGCCAAACAACAAGTGTACCTTCTGTAGCAGCAATACGCTTCTTCTGGTATAACCATTCTGTTTCACCACCTTCGTCGATTGTATTAAGATACAATCCCCACGCTGCAATTCTACCTGACCTTTCTTTATTATCTGATTCAAAGTGCCAAGTATGATATCCTTCTCCAGGAAGAGTTTTTTGAAGTTTCATAAAGTAAACTCTATGATCACCGCAATCACCTAACACACTATATTGTGCAGTATATTGCTTCCAGCAATCAATAAACCTAGTCATAAAAGTATGTACAGCAGGATTGTCTGTTGACATATTTAATGCAGGTTGCTCGAGAAGAAATGCAGCATTGTCTGCTTTATTATGTGCTGAATTATCTCCTAGTGTTTGACGACTAGCAGTTAGGTGCAAGTCGTTCAATTTTTCGTAGTATTCAATAAGGTTTGCACATTCTTCGGGTCTCATAACGCCGGTCCATGTTGCAATATCGTTCTCTATAATCATATTACTATTTATGGCCAGATAATTAATGACATGAATAGTCTGAAAGCAGATAAATACTTTACAACAACAGTGGATGAACTCATAATATGGCAAATTTACCTATCATTAATAACCTTCGTGTAGTACCAAGAGATGCAGAATTTCTGGATAGAAAGACTGGTGCACGTGGAGAAATATTCTATGATAAAGACAACAATACCATTAGGCTATATGACAGTAATGTTGTAGGTGGTTTACCATTAGCAAGAGGTGATTTAACCAATGTTACTGACGCTATATTTGCTGCAAAAGCAACAGCAGCTGGCGTAGGTGGCGGCAGTGGTAGCGGCAGTATTGAAGTAAGTCAAACAGCACCTAGCACTCCAACAGAAGGTACAATTTGGTTTAATAGCAGCAATGGTACACTGTATGTCTATATCAATGATGGCGATAGCAACCAATGGGTACAACCGGTATTAGGTTATCCTGCTATCCCAGATAACTTACAAGATTTAACAAACGTAACTATTACAACACCAAGTGCTGATCAAGTATTAAAATGGAATGGTGCAGCATGGATTAATGCAGCAGCACCAGAAGCCGGCCTAGATCAATCAGCAGTTAGGTCAAGTATATCAGTTGGTACAGAAGGAACTGCGGCAGGCGATGGAGCAGTTAGTTACGATAATACTACAGGTGTGTTTACATATGCACCTCCGTTATTAAACAGTTTAACAGTTAGTGGCAATTTAGATATGGGTAGTAATGATATTACTACAACAGGCAAAGTTTACTTCGCAAATGTATTTGCAACAGAAGGAGACTTACCTAGTGCTACAACGTATCATGGAATGTTTGCACATGTTCATGCTACAGGTGCTGGATAC